CAATTCTCCAGCCGCGTGATGCGTAATTACTCCGAGGGCTGGCGCAATACGCGGTCGCCGGATGCGCGCTTCTCTGGCCGAACGCTAACGAATTACGCATCATCGGAGTTGGGTCAGACCTTCGCTGTGGCGGCGGCCCTCGACGGCGCTCCGACTGAAATACTTCTCTATGACGAAATCGGCCACTGGGGCGTGACCGATAAGGATTTCGCGTTGGCGCTTGCACAAGCCGGTGACGGGGCGATCACGGTGCGTATCAACTCACCTGGCGGCGACGTGTTCCACGGCTATGCCATTTACAATCAGCTTATGGCGCGCACATCGCCGGTCAATATCGTGATTGATGGACTCGCCGCATCGGCCGCATCCTTTATTGCGATGGCCGGCGATACGATTTCCATGGCCGAAACTTCGATGCTGATGATCCACAACGCTTGGGGCATTGTGGTGGGGGACCGGAACGACATGCTGGAAACGGCAGCAGTGATGGAGAAGATCGACGGTCAACTGGCCGCCATCTACGCCACCAAATCCGGCAAAGCTGCTGGCGATGTTAGCGCTATGATGGATTCGGAGACGTGGTTTACCTCGAATGAGGCAAAAACCGCCGGGCTGTGCGATGTTGTCCTGGCAAAGCCGCCGGCCAAAACAACGACAAACGCGACGCGCATCAAGATCGAGGGCCGCGTTCTGGCGCTTACGCATGACGCCAAAGCGTCCTTGCCTGCTTATGATCCGGACGGCGACGGCGATAATGACGCCGAAGAGGCGTTGGGGATGATCAATGCAGCCGCCGTCCTGCTTGGCGAGGCGATCGAGTGCCTGACGGGCGCTGACGATGTGGATGATGAATCCGGGAATATGACTGAAGATGCCCCGATTATTCCCGGCGCACAAAGCGCCGCTGATACTGAGATCGGCGCCACCGCGGCGCTGGAATTGAAAAACGCTCGACTCCGCAGGCTGCGTCTCGCCGAAGTTGAGGCCGCGTAATGGCGAAGCCAACTCTTGGCCTGCCAGATAAGGCGAAAATCGTTCAGGCCGATACTGCTCCGGCGGAAATCCCGGCGCCGTACCTTGGCGCAAGCGTGATTGTTTCGACGTCGGAGAAAATCTCCGGGCAGAGCGAGCACGCCGCGATCGTCACGCAGGTTCATTCCGACGTTCTGGTGAACGTTATGGTTTTTCCCGGAACGGGTCAGTCATATCCAATCGCTTCCATCAATCGCGCGTCCGGTTCGCCCTCGTGGCGGTGGCCGACGCGCAACTGAAAACACGGTGCCGCCGGGCGCCTTGTACGTTTCACAAAAATGCCCTTCGGCAAGGCACTCGCCACCGTCGTGATGACGCGGCATTCCCATAGATGGAGCCCCTTACTATGAAGTCGAAGGAACTGCGCGCCAAGCGCGCCAAACTGATCCAGGACGCGCGCGCGCTGGAACCTTCCGATCGTGCGATGAATGCGGAGGAGAGCGTTAAGTTCGACGCGATCATGAACGAGGCGGACGGTCTCAAGGCGGAAATCGATCGCGTTGAACGACTGGACGCGCTGGAGGCGGAAACGAACGAAGCGCTTCGCAACCGCGCCGATCGCAACGGCACCGATCCCGATCAGGAGCGCGATGTCGCCGTGGTCGAAGAGGGCGCTTTCAATGCATGGATGCGTCGCGGCCCCAATGGCCTCAACGACCAGCAGCGCGCAGTCTATATGCGGTCCTTCGAGGCGCCGCAGGACAATGGCGGCAACACCCCGGCCGGCTGGCGGCTGAACGCCGGCTTCCGCGCGGCCTTGGGCACGCTGCCCGATACGGCCGGTGGGGTTACGATCCCGCAGGGCTTCTACGGTCAGTTGATCGACGCGCAGAAAGCCTATGGCGGCATGCTGGACGTCAGCTTCGTTCTGGATACGACGACCGGCAACGCGCTGCCGATCCCCACCGATAACGATACGACCAACGCGGGCGCTCTTTTGGGCGAAAATACCACCGTTGGTCAGCAGGACGTGACATTCGGTTCCGTCACGATGAACGCGCATACCTACACCTCGAAGATGGTCCTGGTATCCAACCAGCTTCTTCAGGACACCGCGTTCAACCTGGATGCCTTCCTCGCCGGCAAACTTGGCACCCGTATCGCGCGCATCGTCAACACCCACTGCACGACTGGAGATGGTGCCAGCAAGCCGACGGGCGTGATCACCGCATCGACGCTCGGCTTCACGGCCGGTAACGTCTCTGGCGGCGTTTCCACCACCACCGGATCGACCATCACGTTCTCTTATGACGACCTGATCGAACTGGAGCATTCCGTCGATCCGGCCTATCGCAAGGGCGCGAAGTTCATGATGTCGGACACGGCCCTGAAGCTCGTCAAGAAGCTGAAGGACGGTATCGGTCGCCCGCTGTGGATGCCCGGCCTCGCCGTCAAGGAGCCAGACACCATCAATAGCTACGCATATGTCATCAACCAGGACATGGCGACTCCCGCCGCCTCGGCGAAGCCCGTCGTGTTCGGCGACTTCACCAATTACTTCATGCGTCGCGTCGCTGGCGTGCAGGTTCTCCGTTTGACGGAGCGCTTCGCCGACAGCAACCAGGTGGCGTTCCTCGCGTTCCAGCGCTGGGATGGTCAGCTCATCGACGCTGGCACGCATCCCGTGAAGTACCTCCAGAACTCGGCTTCCTAACCGTAGCCGACGCCCACGACCGACGCCGGGCTCGCTTCGGTGCGCCCGGCGCGCATCGCCCAATCATCACTCATCCCCAAATGTCAGGAGGGCGCCATGCGCCGCGATCTCTGCAATAACGTCAATATTCTTCCGGCCGTGCCGCCCGCGGTATCGACCGCCGACAATACTGCGTTCGTCTCCAGCATCATCGACACGGCCGGCTATGAAAGTCTGACCTTCGCTATCGCGACTGGCTCGCTTGCCGACGCCGATGCGACATTCGCCGTCACCATGGAGCATGGCGACAATTCCGCTCTTTCGGATACAGCGGTTCCGGCTGCGACCGACCTTATCGGAACAACGGCGCTTGCCGGCTTTACCTTCGCGGCCGACAACAAGACCTTCAAGATCGGCTACATCGGCCTGAAGCGCTATGTCCGGATGACGATTACTCCGTCGAACAACACCGGCGCCGATTACGTCAGCGTGGTCGCGATCTTGGGTCATCCGCACAACATGCCCACGGCCAACCCGCCCGCGTAAAACTTCATAGAGGCGACCTTAACCGGGTCGCCTCGCCCTTTCTTAATTCTCCTGACACAAGGAATCGCGCGCCATGTCCGCCGCATCTGATCCATCAATTATTACGCTGATCCAGCATGCCGATCAGGGTAATTCCCTCGTCGTCAAGACCGGCGGCATTTTCAATGTCGAATCTGGCGGTGCGCTTAAATTGGCTGGCGTCGACGTTACGGCAACCGTGTCTGCCCTCGCTAACAATGCCGCCCGCTACGTCGCCGCCGGATCGACCAAGGCGCTTACCGCCGCAAATGACAAGCAGACGATCAAGCTTGACACTCTGACCGGATCGGTCGTGACGCTGCCGGCCGCAACCGGCTCTGGAGTTCGGTTCAAGTTCCTTGTTTCGGTCCTGGCGACGTCGAACAGCCACAAGATTCAGGTGGCGAATGCCAGCGATTTCATGGTTGGAATCATCAGTGGCCCGAACACAAGCACGGGCGCCTTTACGGCCTTCGCCGCAGCCAATAGCGGTACCGTGGCTACGAACTCCGACACCATCACATTGAACCGTGCTGGCACCGGCTCAGCGTCGGTCGGAGAGTGGATCGATGTTGAGGACGTTGCCGCCAACACTTGGGCCGTCAATGGCTTACTCAGCGCAGCGGCTGCCGCATTCACCACGCCGTTCACTGCGGCCGTTTAATCGTTTGGAGACGGTTAGAACATGCTGTCTCCAAATATTAGCGTTACGGTTCCGGCGACCGATCTGACGCTTCTCTCAATTTTGGAATTGAGGAAAGCGGCGAACGTCTCGGACTCAAGTCGCGATGCCGATCTCTTGGCGCTAGGCCTTCGGGTTGCTGCGACAATCGCCGCGGCATGCAAGATCGCGACCGACGGAGCAACGCCGCCGACACTCCGCAAAGAAACCATAACGGATACGTTTCGGCGCAACCGTTTCTTTGCCCGCGTCCGCAACCGCGATAGGGACGGCCTCGCGGGAGACGAAGAGTTATATCTTTCGCGGCGCCCTATCGTTTCTGTTGCGTCGGTTGTCGAGGCTGGCGTTCCTCTCGACCAAACGTCTTATGAAGTTAGGCCGGGGATTGGCGCGCTTGTTCGCCTGAACAACGATATCCCCTGCCAATGGGCTCCGGATAAAATCGTTGTGGTTTATGATGCGGGATGGGCCACCATCCCAGATGGACTGAAGTGGTCCGCCGAGCAATTGGTGCAGCTCTATTGGTCCCAAGGGTCGAAAGATCCGCTTATTCGCCAAACAAGCATCCCAGGCGTTATTGAGCAACAATTCTCAATC